CGGCACAGGCGGCACGACGATGGGCGGGGCCGGGGGCGTTGGTACCACCACGGGCGGCAGCGTACCGCCGACGAGGTCGCACAGCCCCTGCGCCAGCGCACGGGCGAACTTCTTGTAGTCCCGGCGCATTTCGGCGGCCTCGGTGGCGCGGTCATGGAACAACGCCTCAACGATGATGGCCGGGGCGATGGGGTCTTTCAGCTCGATGAACCCCTTGCTGTACTTGATGCCCCGGTCTGGGTTGTCGCTCTCGGCTGCCACACGTGGGTACACCTTGCTGGCCAGCGCCCAGCCGCCCGCTGACCTGTCGGTGGCGCTGGTGCCGTAGCACCACACCTCGGTGCCTGCGCCGCCTCCCGCGTTGGTGTGCCATGCCACATACTTGTGCTGCTTGCCAGCCCTCCACCATGCGTTCGCGTCTGCCGCGTTGGCGGCTGCGCTGCCGTTGTTACCCACGCGCACGGTGTGCCCGGCTGCACGTAGCAGCACGGCGGCCTCGTTCACCACTAGCCCGGCCCAGTACTCCTCGCTGTCCGTGTAGCCCACGCCAGCCCCGGCAAACTGATTCGCCTCCTGCTGGCTGCCTGACAGGTACAGGTTCGCCACGGTGTGCCTCCTACTCGTAGTCGCTGATGTACTGCTTGATGGTCGCCACGTCAGCCGCGATGCCCGCTGCGTAGGCGTCCAGCCGGGCCTGCAGCTTGTCCGAGAGGTAGCTGCGCAGCAGCTCCTGCAGCTCCTTGTCCATAGCCCCGCCGTTCACGTACTCGGTGACGGCAGCCGTCAGCCGGGCCAGCCGCACGCGCTTGGCCTCTACGTCCTGTATGGCCTGCTCGGCCTGCGCCCGCTGGGCGTTGGTGATGGCCACTTATGCCTTCCCTTCTCCGAGGGGGAACTGCAGCCACGTCCACAGCACACCCATGGCGCTCACCGCGCACGCGAGGGCTGCGAACACATGAATGGGGTCGGACAGGCTGGTGGTGGCTGCATCGTGGTACACGTACTCGACGCGGGCGTAGATGCGCAGCCCCTGCTCCAGCGCCTGCGCGCCGAACAGGCTGGAGAGCCACCCAATCAGCCAGCGGAGGGGCTTGTGGTGGAACCCGTTGCTGATGAACGCTGTGCCCAGCCGCACGGCGAGGAACAGCGCCACGGCGAATGACAGCGCACGGGCGCCCAGAATGATGTATTGCACGGCCTCGGTAGTCACTTGTGCGCTCCTAGCTGTCGCCCTAGGCGTTGTGTGTCAACGTCCACCCGGGACAGCAGCGCACGGGCCTGCCGCAGCGTCTGCTCGGTATGCGTTCCACTCCCTGCACAGCGGGTACCGTGCCGCGCCCGCCGCTCGTCCCAGCGAATCAGCAGCCAGCGGAAGGTGACGACCACCGCGACGGTGGCCGCGCCAATCAGCATCACCTCGGCGGCTATCAGCAGCGCGCTGTATGGGTGTCCCATCACGCCCTCCTGTCTAGCAGCACCGCCATGCTCTTGGTCATCTCCTCCAGCGTGGCGGCCAGCTTCTCGTTCTGCTGACACTCCTGCTTCCACACCTTCTCGGGCACCGTGTGAAAGAACAGGACGTACAGCAGCCCGGCCACTAGGGCCACCCACGGCCCCTGTGACTTCATAATCGCCATCAGGGCGTCCACCGGGGTCATGCCCTACACCACGCCCGCTGCGCAGCTGGGCCGCACGTACACCAGCCCCGCACTCACCGGGTACTTCTTGCCGTCCACGTCCCGCAGGGACAGCTCATGGTAGTAGGTACCCGCTGGCACCGCGTCTGCGTTGGCGATGGTGACGGTTGCCACGCCGTCAGTCACCGTGATGCCCGCGCCGAGGTACTTCACCAGCACGGCGTCGGCATCAACGGCGCACGCCCCGGCCCCGTCAGACAGGCACCACCGGGCGCCTGCCACGGCCTCTGCCAGTATGGGCGCGCCCTCGTCGTCCAGCAGGGTGAACGTGAGCACCACGTCCTGCCCGGCGTAGATTGTGGTGTCTTGCCGTGTCTCCATCACACGCTCCCGTCTAGGTCGTTGTCCTCCACACTACCCTGCATGGCCTGCGTGCGCGAATCGCTGCCGTCGAGCCGAGCTGGGCCGTGGCTTGCGCGCAGCCTCCGCGTCGAGGGGTACAGGCCGCGTCTGTCGATGAACATGCGGGCCAGCACGCTGGATGCCACCCGTAGGTGCAGGGCCACGCTGCGCACCACGTTGGTGGCCGCTGTGGCCACGGCCCGCACGGTGCGGGTGGTGGCCCGCCTGACGGACAGCACGGCATGGGTGGTGGCCCGGAAGGCCCGTGCCGTGCGCCTGCTCACTCGGGTGCTGGCGCTGGCTGTGGCCCGGAAGGTGCGGCGCAGGCTGGCCGCCTTGGTCAGCCGGGCGGCCACGCTTGCCACAGCGCGGGCCGACACGTAGTAGATGCGCCCGAACCGCTGCGCCGTGACGCGCCCTAGGGCCGCTGTGGTCACGCGGAAGGTATGCGCCCACCGCTTGGCCACACGGGGCGCCACGGACGCCACAGCGCGCCGTAGGACGTACACCCGGCGCGTGGCCCTGCGCACCACGCTGGCGCTGGCCCGGAAGGTGCGCCGGGCCTGCCTGCTCACTCGCGTGGTGGCTGCGCTGGTGGCCCGCACGGTGACGAAGTACAGCCCGGCCATCTTCTCGCGGGTCACTCGGGCGAGGTTCGCTGTGGTCACCCGGACGGTGCGCGCCAGCCGCTTGGTCACGCGGGGCAGGGCGCTGGCCGTGGCCCTGAGAACATGGTAGGTGCGCCGTGTGACACGCGGCACCACGCTGGCGGCCACCCGGACGGTGCGCGCCACCCGGCGTGCCACACGCGGCAGCACGCTGGCTGTGGCCCGGAAGGTGCGGCGGGTCTGCCGGGTGACGGTAGCGCCCACCACGCCGCCCACGCCCAGCCCTCGGCGCACCTGCTTGGTCAGCGCCCGGCCCACGGCTGCGGTGGCGCGCACCGTCTTGGTGTACTGCTGGCCGCTCGGTATCGCGCCCACCGTGAAGTCATCTAGTTGGTAGACGTACCATGCGCCTTCGGTGTAGGTGCTGGTCGTGTAGGTGGCGAGTGTCGTCGTCCCGTAGCCGCACTTCAGAGTCTGCACGCCGTCATGCTGAATCCAGAGGTTGGAGCCGTAGCCGTCGCCAGACGCCACGATGGTCTGGCCCACTCGCAAATCCCAATGTTGGCTCCCGTACTCGGCGTTCTCTGCCGTCAACGAGTAGCCCGTATACAGCAGGCCGTCTGGCTGCCCGCAGGCTATTAGAAAGACTGTTTCGTCTACGTACACCCCACGGCCCATCGTCGTGCGGAGGTTCGACTTGGCGAGCACCTTGATGTTCGTGACGTACTCGCCGTTCGGACTCGTCCCGTACCAGCCTTCCCGACCGAACCACAGGTACATGGTCGAGGGGCGCAGCGTATCGCTGGCGAGGGCCGCGTTGTAGCCCTGCTGCCAGCCTGACGATACCGTTGTCCAGCTCTCATCTTCGGTCAGATGAACCCTGACTGAGAGCCAGTCGTCGTAGGACAGGCCCGTGACTTGGCTGGCGAGGGTTGTGCTGGCTTGGTATGCGCGGGCGAGGGTCGTGCCGTTGACGGGATAATACGCCGTGCCGCCTGTGGCGCGAACGGTGGCTGTCCCCGTCTTGCCGCCCGCTCTGGTGGCAATATCAAACGCGCACCCCACTTGGTCGATACAGTCGGATGAGCGGGTGACTACGGTTGTCTGCGCCTGATACGACCGAACGATGTCAGCCATCAGCCTATCCCGTCAGCGGGTAGTACGGCTGGTCGGGGAATCGGTAGCGGAGCGTGGGGTACTGCGTCATGGCGTTGTTCCACTTGGCTGGCGTGTCCAGCAGCACCGTGTAGTCCTTAGGCTCCAGCGGCGGGGTCACGTCCTCGTCTGGATACTCGACACGTGCCAGCGCGACTGTGGGGAAGGTGCCCTCGTCGCCTTCGACGTACTCCTTGTCATAGGCGAAGCTCATGGCATAATCCGCGTACTTGGGCCGCAGCCTCTGGGGCACCTGCACGGTGGTGCCGTCCTTCCTGTCCAACGTCCACATCTCCCACGTATAGCTGTGGGACGGGCGCGTGGCAATGACACGGTCTGTGCCGTCCGGGCTGGTGAGCAGCCACACCTTCACCCCGTACCATGCGACAGCCATCTAGTCCTCCTTCTTGGGTGGCTCCACGCTGGCAATGCGGCACAGCGACCACGCCAGAAGCATGGTCGCCAGCCACAATCCCACACAGGCCCAGCCCATAGCTGCCCCCCTTCTTGTCGGGAGCAGCGGCCTACGCCTGTTCGTGCTCCACGGTGAACTGGATGCTGTCGCCCGATACCACGTTCACCGGGTCGAAGGTGTGGCGCTGGATGAGCGTGCCCGCCGTCGATGCGGTCAGCAGGCCGCACTCGGTGATGGCGAAGCCTGCCGCGTAGCTGCAGGTGGCCACCACGCGCAGCACGTCTGCGGTGGGCTGGGTCTTGGTGCCGCTGGCACGGGTGCCCACTTCGGTGCCCAGCGTGGTGTCGCCCTTGGCGGCTGCCACGGTGCCTGTGCCGCTGGCCACGTAGGGCGTGGCCAGCGCGGTGTCGAGGGCGTCAACGACGAAACCTTCGCCAGCAGTAGTGAAGATGTTAGATGCCATGGGTGCGTCCTCCTAGGGGACTAGCGGCGCCGTACTGGGCGCCCGTTTACGGAGATGACACCCAGCTCCTCGCGGGTGCCATCTGCGCGAATGACGGTGGCGCTCACCGTGGTGCGCGGGCGTGCGACGGCCCTGTGTCCGGGCAGGCCAGCTGCCCATGCTTCCTTCAGGGCTTTCCACAGCTCTCGCATGTACGCCTCCTATGTCTCGCGCTTGGTCAACCGTGCCAGCGTGGCGTCCAGCGCCCCACTCGCGGTGTCCAGCGTCAGGCTGGCGCGCCCGCCCTGCAGCTTGGATTCTATCAGCCGAGGGGCCACGACTCCATCGTAGCCCACCAGCAGTATTCTCTCGCCCGGCACTAGGTGCTCCAGCGGCACCGGGGCGCCGCCCGTTGTGAACACGCGGGGCGTGGTGACGGTGCCCGCGTAGCGGTCTGCAGCCAGCTCTGCCAGCGCCATATCCCCTATACGCTCGGCCTGCGTCTGACTGGTGGTGTCCACCTTCACAGACCAGTCCCGGTAATACCCCAGCCGTGCGAGGTACCCGGTGCTCACCGTCCGGGTCACCGTCTTGTCCAAGCCCTCCTCGTCCTTGTAGAGCACCTGCGCCCGGTTGTACCATTCGTCGGCGTCCCAGCCGCCCGGCTCCCACTCCACTTCCTTGTCGCGCAGGTCTACCACGTAGCGCGGCGTGGTGGGCAGCGCGTCGAGCACGGGCCTGCACCCGGTGGGCGTGATGCGCCACATGAACCGGGCCTGCTCGTAGCGCAGCGCCTCTGCGATGCCGCCCAGCGGCGTCATGGTGCCCTGAAATGGCTCGATGGCCGTGCCGATGGCGGCGTAGGTGCCCGCGTCCCGCTTCTGCAGCCAGCTCGGCCCCCAGCGCACGCACCGCTGCACGATGGCCGCCAGCGTGGGGCTGGTGATGAGGTTGTTCGCCGCGTCCACCACCGTGTAGACCTTCAGGTTGTGGACGTAGCTGGTCTCCAAGACGGACGTGGCGCTGCCCCCGATACGGTCGAGGCTCAGTAGCACCACGTCATGCCCCACGGTTATGTCTACGGACGCGCTGCCGCTCGTCCCGCTGCTCGTCCATTGCAGGGGCAGGCTGGCGCTGCAGGCACCGTTCGACTGTGGGGCGTAGGTGCCATAACGCACGCGCCACGCCCAGCTGGTGGAGGGCACCACATAGTCGAAGGTGAGCCGGGCCTTGGTCGTCCATGGGTACGTGCGCCACAGGCCGTTCAGGTCGCCCGCCACAATGGCCGCACCCGGCTGGCTGTTGATGCGCAGGTACGGCCCGTTCACTTCGGGCTTCAGGTACTCGTCGGCGCCGCTGTGGGTGTAGGGCTTCCACACGCTCGTCTGCGTGTCGCAGAACACCATGCCCATGGCAGGCTCCTGCAGCGCCCAGTTCGGCCCGCTGGCCTCCAGCCCGGTGGGCGTGATGCGCGTCATGTACCCTTCCCAGCACAGCCCCCACGTGCCGAACGCCTGCACCAGCGCAGCCCGGTAGCGGGCCAGCAGCCGTGACGGGAAGTTATGGGGCGTGTCCAGCAGCAGCGGGCCGCCGAACTGCCCCCACGACAGGGCGGCGTCCTTCCCGTCCATGGTGACCGGGTTCTTGCCGTCCAGCGGTGTTATGACGAGCTTCATCACTCGTCCCCTGTCGGGTACAGGTACCGCTCTATCCAGTCAATCGTGATGCGCACAGCGTCGGTGGGCTGCGTGGTGCCTGCGCTGTAGGCGTCCCCGCCTGCGAACACCAGCGCGTTCACGCCGGGCTGCAGCAGCATCGGCGGGCCGTAGAAGGTGGTAGCGGCCAGCAGGCTGGCAGCGACTCCGTAGGTGGGCGTGGCTGTGTGCCGGGCTTGATACGGCGCCCACGTTGTGGGGTCGTCGTCCAGCATATCGAGCAGGAACCCGTTGTCGGGCAGCATGGGGTCGGCTTGGTCTACAGCCACCACCAGCGCGCCCCACGCGATGGGCACCAGCGCCACCGTGTCGAGGCTGGTGCTATGCCCCGCGCTCACGCTCTTGGCCTCGATGGCCACCTTGCTGGCGAAGCCCAGCGCGGTGTACGTGAGGTGCGCGAAGTGCATGTCGGCGGTGGTGTCGGACTGGGCGTAGCGCCACAGCCTGAAGTACATATCCTTCAGGTCGCTGCCGTCATTGTGCCAGCCAGTCCCGGCATCGTAGCGCCACATCTGGCCGCTGGCGTAGGGGTTCGTGCTGCCAGCGAGGCCCAGCATGATGCTGCCGCTGTACGGCGACACGACGATGGCTAAGGTGCTGCCGTTTAGAATGCCCACGCCGGGTAGGCCACCCACCTGCTCGTACCCGTCAGCCAACACGGAGAACTCGCCCGCCCCGGTGCGCCCGCCCCTGCCGAAGAAGTACATATCGGCGGGGTCGGTGTGGGTGGGCTTGCCGTTGGTCACGCTGTCCAGATACACCTCGACTTGCCCGGTGCCCGAGCCATAGTTGTACAGCTCTATCTTGTCCACGGTCATGTCACCGTTGGCCACCAGCGTCTGCGCGAACATGGCGACCATGGCGTTGCCTTGGTCTACCGTGGGCTGTGCCGTATGGGTGTCAGACGCTGCCGAAGGCACGCCCGCGAGGAAGCCCCTGCCCATGCCTTGCGGGTCTGTCCCGGTGTACCCGGCTGTCTTTAGGACGCCCGTGGCGTAGCCTGCTGCCGGGTCGTAGGCGAGGGTCAGCGTGGTGGCGGCCCACAGCGTCTGCTCGACGGTGCAGCCGTAGTTCCCCGGCACCAGCTCGGGCAGCGGGTTGCTCCACCATGCGTAGAACCATGTGGGGCTGGCCACGGTGCCGATGGCCACGCTCTTGGTGGCCAGCGGCTGGCCCGTTGTCTGCCCGTTGCTGTCCAGCGCCCAGAGCTTCACCAGTACCTGTGCGCTGGCGTGATTAGAGCTACCGATGCGGAACCCGTAGGCGCCGCTCTTACAGCGGCGGGTGACTTCGAACGTCTGCATGGCCACCCAGCCGTCGGACGCCATGCTGCTGCCGATGTTCAGGTAACTGGCCGTGCCGCCTTGGTACTCTTGCGTCGGGTAGCCGTCGCTGCTGTAGCCGCTGCGTCCACCGCTCGGCACCAGCGCACCGGGCACAGGCACAGGCGGCAGCACCACGCCACGGTAGTTCGCGGAGCCTGCCGGGTGCGCCACCTCGTCGCTCTCGTAGCTCTGGGTGTCGGCTATGTTGTCGCCCGTCACGTGGCTCACGGCCCGGCGCAGGTCGCCCGCTGTGCCCTTCATGCGGGCCACGGGCAGCACCCACGGCCCCAGCTGGTAGCTCTCGTACTCCTTCGGTATACCCATCGGTTCCCACGCTGCGGTGCCGGGCGTCTCGACGGTGGCCGCGCCCGTCAGGGCGGCGGTGTCGGGTGTGCCGTTGTAGTCCTGCAGCGGGCCACCTAGGCCCAGCCCAGCGGTGGCGTAGTAGCCTGCCACAGCGTCGGGCATCAGGCCCATGGCCAGCGTGTCGGTAGTCCAGCCGTACACGGCCCGGTAGCGCGTCAGGGCGGGGGCGCTGCCGCCCACAGCCCCGGTGGCTGGCGCCCGCAGCACGTGGGGCAGCACGGTGCTGGTGTACGTCTGCGTCTGCATCTCGGCGTGCCAGTACGGCTGACACAGTACGTTCGCCGTCACCACTTCATGGGTCAGGCCCAGCTCCGGGTGCTCCCAGTCCACCGCGATGATGCGCGTGGTACGGACGGTGCCGTTGTACTCGACGGCGATGAGCTTGCCGGGCTGCACGGCGGCGTCCAGCGCCTCCATCAGCTGGACGAGGCTGGTAGCGCCGGGGCGCAGCACGATGCCCAGCTGGTGCTCCACGGGGTCGTGGCGCAGCGCAGGATACTGGCGGGGGTCATTGTTCGCAGCGCACCAGTCGGCGTAGCCGGGGCTGGTCTTGGCCCGGCCCCACACGGTGCGGTCACGGTCTAGCAGGTAGTAGGGCGGCACCAGCTGCAGGCCGCCCACGCTCACCGTCAGGCTCATGCTCCTAGCCTACCCTTCCGCTCCCCAGCCGCGACCACAGCAGAGAGTTCCTTGGCGAATGTGGACACCTTGCCATCGGGCACCTTCAGGACGAACGTGGCCCCGGCGAAGTTATAGGTCGCACGGGCGCCCACAGCGCCGCCTGCGCCCGCGTAGCCCGGCATGGCACCCACAGGTGCCACGGCGTTCATGCTGGGCGCCAGCGCGTCTGCAGCGCGCTGCACGGGCTTGCGCATGGCCTCGACGCCCTGCACCAGCCCGGCGCCGATGTTCAGGCCGAAGCCCGCGAACACCTTGGACGGGCTGCTGATGCCCAGCAGCTTCTTGACGGCGGCGGGCAGTAGGTTCACCAGCCCCTTCACCTTGGCCACCAGCGCGCTCCACGTGTTCGATACGCCGTTCTTGATGCCGTTGGCGATGTTGCGCCCGATGCTGCCCGCCCAGCTCAGTACGCTACTGGCCAGCCCGGACACCCACGACGACACGCTACTGGACACGGCGTTGAACTTGGCCATGATGGCGCCGAGCAGGCCAGAGAGCGCCCCGGCTGCCTTGCCCGGTAGCCCGGCAAAGAACGCCACCGCCTTGGTGATGAACCCGGCCACGGTGGTGAGCAGGCTTGCCACCCAGCTGCCGAACTTGGTCTGCGTGCCCGCTGCTAGGTTGGCCACCCACGTGAGCACCTTCGCTGGCAGGCCCGCGAAGAACGTCACCACGGCGGTGATGAGCGCTGCCACCTTGGTGCCGATGTTCGTAGCCCACGCCACGAAGGCGGCCACCACCTGCGTCACCAGCTGGCTCACCCACGCCAGCACCTTGCCCGGCAGGCCCGCGAACCACGCGACGATGGCATTTATCATGTCGGGCACGATGCTGCCGCCCACCAGCGTCTGGAACAGCCCTTGGAAGAACTGGGTCACGCCGTCCACGAACCCGGTCAGGAAGCCCACGATGGCACCCCACAGGCCCGCGAACACGTCCACGATGCCCTGCCCGATGCCCGCGACGGCCTCCTTTATCATCTGCCCGTCCCCGGTCACCACGCCGAAGATTAGCTTGAACACGTTGACGACGATGGAGATTAGCCCCTGCAGGGCTTGGATGAGGGGCATCAGGGCGTTCATCACGCCGTTGACGATGCCCACCAGCTGGCCTATGGCCTGCACCAGCACGGCCCCGATGATGCCGCCCACGATGGTGAGCAGCGGGCCTATGTCTGCCCAGATGGCCTTGAACCTGTCCATCACCGGGCCGAAGGCATCCTGCATCTTGCCGAAGCTCTCAACGAACGTGTCGCGCAGCGGCTGCAGGTTCTCCCACAGCCGGGTGAAGAAGTCCATGACCACGTCCTTGATTTCCCGCACCTTCTCACCGAACTTCACCAGCGGTGTGGCGAGGCTGGCGTCCGAGCCTGAGAGCTTGCTGTAGTCCCCGGTCACCCCGGCTACGAAGTCCGTCCACATCTGCTTCACGGCTGCCACGCCGCCCAGCGCGTCCACGATGCCGCCGATGGCCACAGCCAGCAGGGCACCCGCAGCCACGAACGGCAGCAGCGGCGCCACGGCGCCCCACACAGCCGTGCCCATGGCGATGAACGCTGGCACCAGCGCGCCCAGTATGGCGCCCCCTATGGCGGCCAGCACGGCGGGGTCGGCCTTGTCAATGTTCGCCACGAACTCCCCTAGCTTGGTCACCAGCGGGCTGATGGCTGCCACGGCCTTCCCGCCCAGCGGCTGTATCAGGTTCTCGTACACGCTGATGCCCACGTCCGAGAGCTTGTTCCGCAGGATGGCCAGCTGGTCGCTGAAGTTCAGCAGCTGCTTGTCGGCTACGCTTTCGGTGACACCCGACGCTGACCGTAGGCGCTCCTCGTAGCCCCGGATGGCCTCTGATGTGCCCAGCAGGGACAGCAGGGCGCCCGTGCTGCGGTCTGTGAAGCCCAGCGCGGCCAGCTCGGCCTTCTTCTGGGCGTCACTCATGGGGCCGAGCCGCTGCTCTAGGTCGCTGATGATGTCAGCGTAGTTCCGCATTTCGCCCTTGCTGTCGTACACGGCCACGCCCGCCTGCTTGAATGCGTCGGCGTTGTTCAGGGCGGCGGTCTGCAGGTCACGGGTTATCATGTACAGCTTCTCGCCTGCCTCCGCACCCTTCACGCCTTGGTCGGCGTAGGCGGCCAGCACGGCGGTGCCTTCCTCTATGTCCTTGCCCACGGTGCGCAGGCTGGCGCCAGCCTTGTTCGTCAGCGCCTCTGCGAAGTCCTGCACGCTGGCGTTCGACGCGATGTTGGCTTCGGTGAACACGTCAGCGATGCGGGTAGCCTGCTTCATCTTCTCGGCGGCGTCCCCGGTCTTTAGGCCGAGGGCCGCTTGGCTGTCGGCCAGATAGTCGGTGGCTGTGGCGAGGTCAATCTGCCCGGCCATGGCGAAGTCAGCCAGCCCCGGCAGCATCTTCACGGCCTCCCCGGCGCTGTAGCCCGCGCTGGCGAGGAAGTAGTAGGCGTCCCCAGCCTCTGACGCGCTGAAGGTGGTGCTGGTGGCCACGTCCCGCGCCGCCTGCTCCATGACCTCCATCTCGGCGGTGGTCACGTCCATGATGGCGTATGCCTGCGCCATGGACTTCTCAAACTCCATGCCCGCCTTCGCGGACAGGGCAAGGCCGCCCGCGAGGGCGGCCCCGAATACCACGCTGCCCTTGGTGGCAGCTGCCGTCAGGCTTCCTATGCCCTTGTCGGTGCGGCCCAGCGCCTGCTCGGCGCCTGTGCTGTCACCGTCCACCTTCACCATCAGGTGTGCAGCTGTGATGGACACCTAGCCCCGCCTCGCCTTCGACTGTTCGGCATGGTGCTCTGCACGCTGGCTGGCGGCCCCTACCATCTGCCACCACAGGCTATGCTCTGCACTCTCCAGTTCCCATGGCGCTACCCCGAGGTATCGGGCCGCCTGCACTAGCGGGTACCAGCCGGGCACTTCCCCGGTCAGCCCGTCCGTGGCGAGGTAGCGCCCTAGGCTTTCCCCTGCTGGTCAACCGTCTGCACCGCAGCGAACACGATGGCTCGGATGAAACCGAACGGCAGCGTGGCAATGGTGGTGTCGTCCACGGGCAGTTCCTTGCCCTCGTCGTCCACCACTTCCCAGCTCACGACTAGCTGCTTCACCTGCTCGGCCAGCGCGTCGAAGCTGCGCTCCTCGTCCATCATCGCAAACAGCTCTCGGGTCAGGCGTCCCGGACGCACGGTGACCTGTGCCGTTTCGCCGTACCACTCCACCTCTACGGTGGCGGTGGTGTCGGCCATCACACTTCGCTTGATTGCCATGCCCTAGTCCTCCTTCGCAGCCTCCGGGGCTGCTGTCGCCTTCTTGGCCGTCTTGGCCTTCGGTTCCACGTTCACCCACCACAGCCTGTCCTCAAAGACCTCGGCTGTCATACCCTCTGCCTCTGCACGGGCGGCCTCTGCCAGCGCCTCGTCATGCCGCTGGAAGCCACCGCGTATGTCCTTGAACGCCATGCGGGCGCCTCCTTACAGCGTGGCCTGACTGTTCTGAAGCTCCACCTTCATGGCGCGGCCCCACGTGGCATCGTGCACCACGGCGAAGGTGTACTCCAGCGCGTAGATGCCGTCCTCGTCTTGGAACTCGGACACGTCCGTGACCTTCACCGCGAGGTCGAGCTTCAGGCTGCGGTAGTAGGTCGTCTCGATGACTGGCCCCTGCGCAGCCACACGGATGAACCGCGTATCGCCTGCGCGCATGGGGGTCAGCAGCCCGGTGCCCACGGTGTCGGCTGCCAGCATCAGGGTGAACTCGGCCTCGGGTTCGCTCTCGATGGTGGCGGCGTAGCTGGGGTTCGCTGCGTCGATGGGCCACACGGGGCTGTAGCGGCTGCCGATGGTGAACTCGGCGCTGAAGGCGCGGGTCAGCTTGGTGGTGCCCAGCGTGGCGCCTGACACGTCCATGTACATGGTGAGCTGGCCCGGCGTGATGGGGAACAGGGGCTTGGCGGTAGGCGTAGCCGTCAGCGTCTGCCCCACGGCCAGCTGTGTGGCCAGCATGGTGGCGTCCATGGTGATTTCGTCCCGGCTGAACTTCAGCCCGAAGTCCGTCACGATGGCGCCCGTCAGCTTGCTGGCGTTGCCAGCCCCGGACTCACCGAACTCCAGCGTGTAGGTCTTGGGGGCGTCGGCGCCGATGCTGGCTGGCTCGAACGTCCACAGCCGTGGCGTTGTGCCGCCCGGCGTGGTGATGGTGGCCACGTCCATGACCGACGAGAGCATGTACTGCAGCTCGTCGTACACGGGCTTGCCTTCCACCTTCACCTCTGACCACTCCTTGTTCGGGATGGCCAGCGTGGGGAACTTGTAGCCGTTGGGTCGGAAGGTGTCCACTTCCACCTTCACGCCCGGCGTCAGGCTCATGGACTGCAGCAGCGTGCCCGCTGCCACCCCGGTGCCCTGTACGGTTTCGACGCCCAGCTGCACCTGCTGGACGAGCGATGACTTCTCTGGCATGTTCGTCTACTCCTCTCGCACCTGCACGCGGTACAGCGCGCCATGGTGTCGGTAGCTGGTGCCGCCCGCGTCCTCAGAGTACCGTATCGGGCGCTCACGCACAGCCCATACGATGATGCCCTTGGCGGTGACGGCCTGTGCGTTGTGCAGAACGGCATCTATGGCGTCCACCACGGCCTCCAGCGGCGCGTAGGTGCTGCCCTCATGCACGCCCTTGACGAGATACGTTGCATCGGTCAGCACCCGGCTGCCGTCCACCACCCGCACGTCCTGCGCGTCGGATAGCGAGAACACCACGAACGGGGTAGCGGTGCCCGGAGGGGCCGTGTCTGCGTGCACGCCACCGGGCGCTGCGGCAGCCAGCGCCGGGCTGGCGGTCAGCGTGTCGTACAGCCAATCGTCGGTCACCATCAGTTCACTCACAGCCTAAACACCTCCGGGAGTTCGCGCTGCAGTATGCCCATCATCACGGCGTACTGCTCGGTGGCTGCGGGCCGAATCATGGGCCGGGGCGCTTCCTGCCTCCGGGTGAAGATGTTGTTATGGCCGAACTCCCAGTAGATGGCATACTCCACGGGCGTGAACACCAGCCACGACAGCTCGGCCAGCTGCTCGGTCTGCCAGCCGCCGTGCATGGCCCCGGTGTCCCACAGCCCCCAGTCCCAGTTCCTGCCCTTGGCCCCTGCCTCGATGGCATAGGCTGTGCGGCCCAGTACGTCTGAGAGCTTGCGCCGGGTGGCCACGTCCTTCCCCGGCAGTATGTTCTTCTTCACCACGATGCTGTGCCTGTAGGCTTGGGCCACCTAGGCCACCTCCCCGGCCACCACGGTGGTGTGCACGCCGTGGGGTACACGGGCCACGCCCACCACGTCGAAGGTGCGCTCGTCGGTCACGATGCGGTCACCCAGCCGGGGGATGATGCTGTACGGCAGGCGCAGGCGGTAGGCCGCCCGGCCCTGCAGGCGCTCGGCTACGTTCTGCTCCAGCTGGTCGGTGTAGCGTCCAGCGTGGCACACGGTAGTGGCCTCGACGGCCCACCCTTCGGTGAAGCCCCCTTGGCCGTCTGCGGTACGGGTGATGCGCTGCAGGCTGCAGGTGTCGGGCAGGCTGCTGGCAGCTACTTCTCGCGCCGTTCGGCAAGCCATAGCCGCACCGCCTCCCACTTCTGCTCTAGCGCCACGCGGCTGCTGCTCGGTGCAGCCAGCCGGGCGTTCGCGGCCTTGCGGAACGCCTTGCGCTTACGCTCTCCCTCTCGGAAGGCTTCGGCGCGGGCTTCCTCGTCAGCGTTCCAGTACGGGTTCACAGGTTGCCCACAATGTCCCAGTCGGCCTCTACAGGCCCGCCGTCCCGCGTGACGATGCGCCCCTCGTACTGGCGCACCATGGCCTCGCAATGGGCCAGCAGGTCACCGCGCTGGTAGGTGGCGCCGTCCATCGAGAAGCTGGTGGCGCTGGCGGCCTTGCCCGCCTTGGTGCGCCACCCCTCTGCTGCGGCAGCGTTCAGCTCCCACGTGGGCACCCAGCTGTCCAGCGTGGGCGTGACGCCGTACTGGTCTGGGCGCTTGGCCACGGCCAGCAGGTCGTCCAGCTCCACATCGGTCAGCAGGGGTTCACAGTCGGCACTCAGCATGCGCTGCAGCCGGGCACGTGCCTGTGCCTCTGTCAGCTCGATGTGTGCCATGGCCTATGCCTCGTCGGCCTCGGTGGTGTCGGCGGCCTCGTCGGCGGCCTTGGTGTCCTTGCGGGCCTTGGGTGCGGCAGCCGTCCAGCCTGCCGGGGCGTAGAGCGTGTCGTATGCCTTCCGGGTCACGCGCACCTTCGCGCCGTCTGGGCTGGTGGCGGTGACAACGTCCTTCTCTGCCATTGTGCTGCCTCCTCATGCGTGCGGGGACGGGGCTGTGTGCCCCGCCCCCGGCTAGTGTGTAGGCTACGGCGCGGTGCGGAGCACGGCTGCCGGGTAGCGGTTGGCGTCGGCCACGGCCTCATGCGTGATGGGGTTGGCCACCTGCCACGCCACGCGGAACACCACGCGCAGGGCGACCATGTCCTGCTGGGCGAGGTTGTAGATGATGGCCCCGGTGCCGTCCTGAATGACAGCTTGGTCGAGAATCTTCCACGTGAGGTCTTGGCGCACGGCGCACATGAACTGCGTCCAGTCGCCAGCGAACAGACGGGCTGCACCCGCACCCGCGATGGCGGGCCATTGCCCACGCATGGCGTAGGTGACCGGGCTACCCTCCATCATGTTCGTGTCCACGTCGAGCAGCTTCTGCCCGTCCGAGGAACGCGCCTTGCGGAGCAGGCCGCGCATTTCGCGCCGGGCGATGAACCCGTTGACGTCGAACCCATCGGCCTCAACGAGGCTCATGGTGTCCGAGATGTCGGCGGCCACGCCACCAGCGGCGGCGAGGTTGGTGCCGTAGGTCACGGCGTTGCCTGCCGCGATGGCAGACGTGAGGATGGCCGTGGGCCAGCTGGCCGGGGCGTTGGTGCCGAAGAACACGGCGGCGTCCACGGCGCGCCCGATGGCCTCTGCCAGCAGCGGGCGAACCTCGCCCCAGATGTCGAAGTCGGCATCGTCCAGAACGGCCTCGGGGATGGGCACGATGGCCGCCAGCTCCTCGGCGTTCAGGTACTTGTTCGCCCACGCCACATCGGTGGTCTGCTTCAGGCCCGTGTCCCCGTCAACGAAGTACGCCGTGGGGAAGGCAGACAGCGCCGGGATGCGCTGCTGCTTGCGGCTCATGGTGGCGCGTCGGAAGGTGGTGAGCACCGCCGACTGGTCGATGGACGCCTTGATGATTTCTCGGCTGGCGTCCTCCGGGATGAGGCTCCCGGCATCGGAACGGTCAATCAGGTTGTTGTATGGCATGGGGGTCTAGTCCTCCCTTGTCAGGAACGGCGGCCAGCCGCAGCGCGTATGGCCTCGTTCATACCCTTGGTCGCGCCCCCGGTGCCGCTGGCTCCAGCGTCACCTGTGGCCCGTCCTTTCAGTAGGTGTGGCTTCTTGGTGGCCAGCGCCTTCAGAACGTCCTCGACGCCCTGCACGCGGCCCTCCTTCAGCTCCACCTGCGCAATGTCGGCCAGCCGTACTGCGTCCTCGGGGTCATGGAAGCCCATACGGGCAGCCTCTGCCACTAGGGCGTTCGCTACGGTCAGTTCGTTCAGCCTCTGCTCCGCTGCGGTGGCACGGTTCATCGCCTCGGTTAGTTGCTGCCCGCTGGCCTTCTGCGTCTGCTCCAGCTGCGTTTCGGCCTGCTGCGCTCGGGTGCGGTAGCCCGCACTCTCACGGCGCAGCTCCTCCACGTATTGCCTCGGGAACGTGTCTGCTGTGCCCTCGCCGTTGCCCCCGGCATCGGCGTGCTGCGCGCCCTGCGCGCTACCCTGCTGCGGCGGTACCTGCCCGCCTTGGCCTTCCTGCGGTGCCTGCCCGCCTGTGGCCTCGTCAGTCATGCTGCTGTCCTCCCTTGTCGCCCTTGTCTACAGCTGGCGTATGGGGATGAGGCTCCTGCCCCCGCCCCAGTACGGGTCGCTGGTCGTCTGCACCATATCACTCAGGGGCACGCCGTTGGAATAGGCGGCGGCCCGGCCCGGCCCCAGAATGCGGGCCTGCTCCTCTGGCGACAGTCGTGCGAACCGGGCTGCTCCGCTCTCACGGGCCACCACCTCCGCTGCTTCCGGGCTGTTGTAGCCCAGCTCACTCCACGGCACCAGCACGGGCACGGGGCTGCAGCGGCAGTTCACGTGGGTGTCGAACGGCACGTCCACGGGCCACTCGCTGCCGTCCATGGCCCAGCAGATGGGGCAGCACCTGTCGTCCAGCGAAGCCTCCCACCGCCATGCCTGCACCAGCCCCCGGTTCGCTTGGTACCCGGCCAGCGCGGCGCTGCGGTAGGCGGTCATGGTCTCGGTGCGTGCTATGCGCTGGGCGTTGTACACGCTCACGTCCATGCTCTGGCGCATGGCCGCTGCGATGCGCCGTGGGTTCACGCCCCCGGCGATGCCGCTTATCAGGTGCCGCTCGGCGGCCTCCACGGCGGTGGCCGGGATGGTGGTGAAGCGTGACGCGGCCCCACCGTAGCGCACCCGGCCCACCATCTCGCGTATGGCGGCCTCGCTGGGGCGGGTCAGCTGGTAGCCGATGGACGCCGCCGTGCCCTCCAGCAGCGCGCTGGCGGTGTCGGCCCCGTAGCCCGCTGCCCAGTCCACCAGCGTCACCGTGTCGCGGTGTGCCTGTCGGGCGAAGGCCGTCACGCGGGTCTGGGCGTGCTCTCGGAACGTCACCAGCCTGTCGAGTCGGTACACCTGATTCGCAGACGCCGCACCACGCCGCTCCACCTCGCGCAGCAGGCCGTCTATGTCGTCGGCTAGGTCGTCGCGCACATCGGCCCACGCCCGTCGCATGGCGGCCCGCGCAGCCGTCTCACGCGAGAGCACTTGGCGACGGAATACCGCTGCCGATTCGCTCACCGTGGGTGTCGTCGTTACGGGCACTTATACCCTCTGAGGTATGGGGACTGTGCGGGCCATGCGCTGCAGACGGGCACTCACCACGCGCCTGCGCCGGGTCACCAAACACCCCGGTCTACCTGCGGAAATCCAGCTAGGGAAGGCACCCACATGCTCGTCCTCTCGCGGTGCTACCTCCCGGCAAATCGGCGTACAATCGCCCACAGGATGATATTCGCTGGTAGCTCTCCGAATCTGAGAGAACTCGCTGGTACGGGGTATCGCCACCACGAACTCCCTGCTAGATGGATGAATCGTCGGCGGGCAAGGTTCGTGCCAGTCCACAGCCGGGGCGCTCGTCCAGCGCCTCTGCGGTGACGAAACACACGTCGTCCATTTCGGTCAGCGTCCACCGCTGCAGCACTCGCCCGCAGCCCACGGCCACCATCGCTGTGCACTCGCACGTGTAGACGCCGGGCGGCACCGTCAGGGCACCCATCTGCACGGCCCCGTCCGACACCACTATGCGACGGCGCCCGTCCTGCCCGTCAGCTGCCATGCCCTCTACTCCGCGTCGAAGCTCTTGGCGAATGCGGCCTGTGCCTCCTCGATGGCGGCCTGCTTCTGGGCCTCCATCTCGGCCACCTGCACCTCGTTGTAGCCCAGCTCCTCCATCACCGTCTGCCACGGCAGGCCGAGCCGCTTCTTGGTCTCCAGCCGTGCCAGCTCCTCAGTCTCCGTGATGTGCGCCGGGTCGCCCCACTTCGGCGTGGCGTCCACGCCGAGCAGGCCCATGATGGCCTGCCATTGTGGCCCCCACTCGTCGTGCAGGTCGTCCACCTTGGACACCAGCCGGGCCTCTGCTGTGCGCAGCGCCTCGCCGCTGGGGAAGTCCCCTTGGCCGAGGACGAGGTAGTGCATGGGCACGCCGCTCACGCGGGCTATCTTCAGGGCGATGCTGTCCGTCAGCTCGATGGCGGCCTTCAGGTCGGCGCTCGGCAGCTGGATGGCCTTGGTGCCCTCGCCCCCGAAGAACAGGCTGCGGTCACGGCGCGGGTTGAACTCGGCGGCTGCGTCCTTGCCTGTGGCCGGGTTCACCTCTGTCTGCACCCCGGTGAACACGCGCATGGGCAGGGCAAAGAACTCGGACGCTATCAGCAGGTCGGCCAGCTCCTTGTTCAGCACGTCCTGCAGGGGCACCACGTCCTCCAGCATGCTGATGCCCGGCGCGGCCTCGTCCTCGATGTCATTGCCGAAGCGTACCATCGGCACCTGCCCCCAGCTGTGGGGCACCGTGGCCGGGCCGTCTGCGTCCTCCCACTCATGGAAGGCGTCTGCCTTGGGGTTCTCGCCGCCCTCTGTGCGCTCGGCGGCGTACCGCTCCAGCCTGTCCTCGTAGTACAGGTTCAGCCGCAGCAGCTTGCTGCCCAGCGGCTGCCACACCTTGGCGGCCAGCTCCACGCGGTTCGGGTCGTCGGTGGCGCTGCGCACGGCCACCTCGTCGGGCTTCTGGCGCCACAGCTTGGTGTCCACGCCCCCGTAGGGCCACACCAGCACGTAGCCGTCGCCCAGCTTCAGGGCGTCGGTGTGCACGCGGTTCATCAGCCTACTCAGGCGCAGGTCTTTCGCCAGCACCGTGGCGGTGGCTTCGCCGTTGCCTTCCCAGCCCTCGACGTACAGGCGCTCCGAGAAGCAGCGAACCACAGGCTTGCACAGGTTCTCGCGTACCCGCTCCAGCAGGGCGCGGAAGTAGCGCTCGTACTGCTCGGATGCTATCTCAAAGACTTGGCGGTGTTTGCCCCGGTAGTAGGCGTCATACAGCTGGTAGTGCGCACGGCGGGGCAGTATCGTGTCCAGCGCCCAGCGAACATCGTCCTGAGTTGTAGGTTCCAACGCGCTCCTCCATCGGTCAGGTGTACGCGGTGGCCCTGCGAGGTCAGCTCTACCGGGCGACCCATCCAGTTGAGATAGTACCCGCCCCCTGCCACCTGCGCAATGCGTGCGCGCCCGCGTCCACTTGGTCGTCGTTGGTACCACGGGGGAAGGCTGCCCACTCGGCAATGAACTCGCGCACCCAGCCGTAGCCGGGCATCGTGGGGTCGGGCAGGTACACATTCCCGGCCTCGATGGACGGCGACACGGCAATGGCGCGGGCCAGCTTGTTCCCCTCGGGCGTCACGGGCACCAGCCCGGCCAGCTCCCGGCGCAGCACGCTGATGACAGCCGGGCCGTTCGCCTTGTCCTCCACCAGCTTCAGCCGGGCCTCGGGCCAGCGGCTGCTCATCTCGCGCACGGCGGCCACGGCCTGTGTGAACTCCATGCGGGCGCGCACTTGGTCGAGCAGGTACCTGTCGGCCCCGGCCTTGCCCCACACCTGCCCCACCACGTAGCTGCCGCTGGTCGTTTCGGTGAAGGTCATATCCCACGCCTGCAGCACCTCGCTGAACTGGGGCAGGTTGTCGCGCCAGTAGCGCCACCATGTGCTCTTGAAGATGTTGCCTTCTGGCAGGCTGGGCCGCTGCTGGTACAGGGCTTCCCACACGTAGCTGCCCACCTCGCTGCGTATCTCGTTCAGCACGCTGGCGGGGTAGCGGGCGGGCCACAGCGCCTCGCCGGGCTTGCGCCCCAGCGGGTCGTCCTCCTCGGCCAGCGCGGGCAGGCTAATCACGCGCCACCTGTCGCCCTGTGTGGCCAGCAGGCGCCCGGCTAGGTCGTCCTCATGCCAGCGGGTCATAATCAGCAGCACGCTGCCGCCCGGCTCCAGCCGGGTGCGGGCGGTGGCTTGGTACCAGTCCCACACCTTGTCGCGGTACAGCTGGCTGAAAGCCTCCTGCTCGTTCTTCACCGGGTCGTCAATCACCAGCACGTCTGCGCCCCGGCCCGTCAGGCTGCCGCCTACGCCTGCCGTCACCATGTGCGAACCGTTGGACACGCCCCAGTCGCTGCGGGCGCTGTGGTCGGTGGCCACACGGGTGCCGAACACGTCAGGCCCGTACTCGGCCAGCAGCTCCCGTGCAGCCAGCCCCCACTTCGCAGCGAACTCCGCTTGGTAGCTGGCCAGCATCACGCGCTTCCCCGCGTGCCTGCCGAGATACCACGCCGGGAAGTTGCGGCTGCCCATGGTGCTCTTGGCGTGGCGGGGCGGCAGGAAGAACATGGCGCGCTGGCAGCTGCCCTCGGCTATGTCCATGCACACATCGTTCAGCAGCTCTAAATGCGGCGGGTAGTCGAAGGTCGGCCCATCGGCCAGCCTGCCCAGCCCAGCCGGGCACGTGCGCGCTAGGCTGAACCCTCCCTTGGTGCGCACCTACTCGTCACAGCTCTCGGGCTGCCCGCTCACGCTGCGCAGTAGGTCGTTCACCTTGGCCCGCACGGCCCTGTCCGTCAGCGCAGCCTCTGCCACCGGGTCGCGCACTACGGCGTCGGCTATCTCCAGCTGGTCGCGGCGGCCCCACCTGTCTGGGAAGCGCCGGGCCAGCAGCTCCAGCGCAGCGCGCCAGTCGCCCGGCTCCTGCACGCTCACCACCTCTACTGTCTCCACGCTGGTGCCCCTCTGGCTCTGGCGCACCTTCACGGCCTGCTGCCGGGTGTGCGGCTCGGCTGCCTCCAGCACAGACCGCAGCCAGCGGGCCTCGGCGGTGGCGCTGCTCTTGGTGACGGTTTCGTGCAGCTGCAGGGTCAGCTCGTCGGTGATGGTCAGGGCGGCGCGGGCCTTCTCCGGGTGGTCGTCGTTGGCCACCTGCTCGGCTATGGCCTCGCCCCGCTCCAGCAGGGAATAGTACGTGCTCTGGGGCAGGCCAGCGATGGCACAGGCCACCGTGGCGTAGTGCCCGGCCTGCAGGGCGCCACCCACCGCCCGGATGATTGTGGGGTCGTGCTCCAGCCTGCTCTTACGGCCCATCGGGGGCCACCTCCTTCACGTATGGCCCGGCGAGGAAGTCAGCACACAGCCACTCCAGCGCCAGCCCCGGCCCTACACCTTCCAGCTCCTCGACGCGCTGCAGGGCACCCAGCACCACGGGCACCGCGCTGGCGTGCAGCAGCACCTGCAGGCGGCACCAGCCCCCGCCTGCAGGGCGCAGCGTCAGGTCACTCCCCATCGGGCGGCAGCACCTTCCAGAACGGTGCCTGCCCGCAGAACTTGGGGCGCGGTTCGTAGCGGTACACTATGTCGCCGTTCTCGTCACGGTGGTCAGGCTGTAGCAGCCCTTCGAAGTAGCGCATGGGGCCACGGTTGCTGCGCAGGTCGTTCCACGTCTTGCCCAGCTCGTCGGCCCACGTCTGGTGCCTGCGCTCGTACTGGGTGTCCTCCCCAATCATGAACACCATATCCTGCTTCATCACGTCATGCGCCCACGGCGGTATCACGTCACTCTTGTGCCAGTAGGTCGTTTCGCCCCGCTCGGCTGCAATGCGGCCCTGCACCACGCACGTCTTGGCTGTCTCCTTCTCGAAGTTCCCGAAGAAGGGGTCGCTCTCGGGGATGCCGCAGCAGCAGGCCGTGTCGCCCATCTCGGCGTGCACCGGGTCGCTGATGCCCACCACCATCTCGGCCTCATGGGCCGTTTCCACCACGGCGTGGATTATCTCCTGCGTCCACGCCCGGCTGGGGCGTATGCACTTGCCGTACCCCGGCGTGATGCGTTCGTACAGGCGGCGCAGCGGCACGCGGGTGACGTTCTCCAGCTCGGCAAACAGCGCGTCCTCTGCCTCGCTGCGCATACCCGGCACGAACAGCACCTCGGCACTCAGGTGGTCACACCCGGCCTCCTTGGCGCGCATTATCAGCTCCCGGTAGGCGCGGGGATGCTTGCGCGTGCTGTCGGTCACGCCGGGCATCATGGGGCGCATTCGCAGGGTCAGGGGCACGCCCACGCTGGAGAGCGCTTTCATTGTCTCCAGTCGCTCGGTGGCGCTCGGGGCGCCCTTGTCCACGTAGGCCAGCACATCGTCGTCAATGGTGATGCAGGAGAAGGCCACCCACACCCGCTCCGGGTGCCCGAACGCCTTCAGGTACTCTGGCTCCTTCAGTAGCCGCCCCTTGGTGCTGATGCGCACGGGCTGCTGCCACCGCTCCAGCACCTCTGCCACCTCCAGCGCCCAGCCCTGATTCCGCTCTATCTCATCGAACGGGTCAGCCAGCGCGCCGAACTGCAGCGGGCACGGTGGCTTCCCGTCAGGGTCGTCACGCTTCAGCGCCTTGCGTATGGCCTGCGCTTGGCGGCTGGTACTGCGCCCGGAGAGTATGCCGTCCAGCGCCTTGGCGCTCCATTGCCCCACGGTGGCGCTGGTGTTGTGCCCGGACAGGAAGTTGGCGAAGCAGTACAGGCAGCGGTAGCTGCAGGCGCTGTGGCTGTCCATGCTCACGGGCAGCGCGCAGTCGAAGCCATCGGCGGTCATACGGATGCCGCTGTACGGCCCCAGCTTGGTACGGATGGGGTCGCAGTAGTGGCCATCGCACACGCCCTGCCGCACCCGGCCACACTCGCCACACACACCCATGCGCTCATGCCTGCGCGGCCCCTGCATCGTCATGGTCTACTCCTCGTCCAGCGGGCTGGCATAGTCGGCTGGTACCTGCAGGTGCTGTGCCAGCAGCTGGGCGTCCAGATAGTGCTTCGTGCCCGTGCCGAAGGTGTCCCGCAGCCAGTAGTACAGCCGGGCCAGCTCGGGCGGGTCGAACTCCACGTACAGCCAGCGGCCCTCATGCTGGGGCGGCCCGTCGCCCTCGGCCTCATGGAACTCCTTGGCCACCTCGTTGAACTTCTCGGCGGTCAGGCTGCTCACGTCGAGGTCGGCGTCCAGCAGCAGCAGCGCCTCCAGCTCCTGCGGGTCGTAGCCCGTCAGCAGCGCGTCGAAGTCACCAGCGGCCAGCTCACTCAGCAGCTCGGCCCGCAGCAGGGCGTCCATCTCTGCCAGCTCGGCCACCCGGTTGTCTGCCAGCAGGTCGGCCAGCTCGGCCTCGTCGCTCGGGTAGTCCTGCCAGTCCACGGGCACCTGCTTCAGCCCCAGCAGCTTCGCGGCCTGCAGGCGGCCATGCCCACGCACCACGTACCCGCTGCGCTTGGACACGGTGATGGGCGCACGCCAGCCCTGCTCCTTGATGATGTGCGCCAGCAGCTCCAGCTGCGCGTCCGGGTGGCGGTTCGGGTTGCGCGGGTTCTCCTTCACGTTCTCCACGGCCACCATCTCGTCGTGCGCCGTGTGTACTGCGGGTGCCTTCTTGGCTGCCATGTACCCCTCCTAGTTCATCGTGGCCAGCTCGGCCACCACTTCAGCCGTCAGGGCTGTCAGCAGTTCCTTGTCTGCAGCCAGCTCGTTCACCAGCTCTATCTCCTGCTCCATCTCAGCGTCGGTCATGCCTGCTACCCCGGCCCCCGGCGCGTGCCCCGCTGCCCACCTGCGCAGCATTCCCTTCGCCTGCTCTACCCTCGCTGCATCCATTCGTGCTCAGTCCTCTCTGTGCGTCCGTGTAGCGCCGCCTGCCGTGAGCTGGGTCGTTGCCCGCACCCAGCGCCCTACTCACCCTGCTACTTCCCTGCAGCCTGTGCCACGTTCGGCAGGCCGCACAGGTCTGGACAGTCGCAGCACCTGCCCACGTACACGCTGTCGTCGTGCAGGCTCATGGTCACCTCGCTGTTCAGGTCGCGCACCTTGCGCACCCGTATGGCCCCGGCCTGCACCAGCGGGTGGCTGGCCGGGCAGCGCAGCGGGTTGTCGATGGGCGGGGGGAATCCCTGCTGCGGCCACAGTAGAGTGTGCTGCAGCATACGCTGGGCCGGGTCTGTGAAGTCACACGTCACCACCCGCAGCACCGCCCTGCCCCCGGCGTCATGGTATGCGGCGTGCCACAGCAGCCTGTGCTCCAGCTCGGCGGGCGTGTCCAGCGCACTCACGCTGGTGTTCACCACGGCGCCCGTGGCAGCCAGCGCCTGCAGGGTTGCGGCGTCGGGCACCTTCCACCACTTGGTGATGATGACCACGGGCTTGTAGCGCACCACCCAGCGCACCACGCGCAGCGTGCCCGGCCAGTCGTGGCTCGGGTCGCCCATGGTGCCGATGCGCACGAACAGGGCCGGGCTGCGCAGCACCTGCCGCTGCAGCACGCGCAGCGCCCCGGCACTTGTGGCGTACCGGGGCACCGCTGTGGCGAAGTCCAGCCCTCGGAAGGCTGCTATCTTGGCGGCGTAGCAGGCACCGTAGCACCCGCCGTCAGGATGGGCGGCCATGCCCCCGGTGCACCCCTTCACGGTGTCGAGGTCTAGCACGCCCTTGTCGTTCTCGGTTGCGGTTAGGTGCGGCATGTACCGCTTCAGCATCAGGCTTCTCCCAGCACGTACCACAGCAGCTGCAGGCGGGGCCGGGTGCGGTCTATGTCGAAGTCCATATCCCGCAGCAGCGCGTACCTGTCGTTCTCGTACACTACACCCTCCAGCCCGTCTGCCACCAGCTTGTGCAGGTTGTGGGTGTCATGCACGCGGGCGTCACCCCACCACACGCGCAGCTCCACCACCACCTTGGTGTCTGCCGTGCAGCGCCAGCCCGTGCGGCTGCACGCCTGCCATGCGTAGGCCCGGCACTCGGCCAGCCACACCTCTGCCTCTGGGGTCAGCTGCTGGGCCGTGTACCGCTTGGGCACGCCGTGCACCACGGTGGTGCGCACCACGTTCCTGTAGGCGTGATTCACAGACGGCGGCAGGCGCAGCGTCACCCCACACACGTGCGCACGCGATGAGGCTCCAGCTTCTCTATCTATCATCGCCCTGCCACCAACCGAATGAACGTGTGCAGCTGGCGCTCCCACTCTCGCTTCACCATGCGGGCGAACTCCCTCCATCGCATACCATTCTCCTACCTGTGCGGCACGGCTGGCCCCTCGGGGCAGGCCGGGCCGGGCCGCACCTACTGTTGTTCATTCTTTAGTTGATTATGAGTTCTTAGGGGCGCGTTCTCGCTGGTACGCCCCTGTGTAGTGTTCAGGACAGGGGACGGCGGGGCGCACGCTATGCCGCACGCTACCCGGCTGTCCCCACAGGTTGTGCACAGGTTATGCACAGGGTTATGCACAGCCCTCTACCGCGTCCGCGATGGCCCGCAGCACGTCTGCCAGCGCCTTGCGCAGCGCCAGCACCTGCTCCTGCAGCGTCACGGCCTACCCCTCTCCCTTGGCGTAGCGTGTGACCTGCACCACGCTATCCGTGAAACGGTTGGTGCCCCGGTGCCACACCACGTATCCCTCGTCCCTGCCGGGCAGCGGCTGCTCCAGCTCCCGTAGGGCTTGGGCCACGTGGGCGGCGCTCATGCCTGCCACGGTGGCCAGCTCCCGTACCGTCAGCCGGGCCTCGCCCGTCTGGAAGTCTGCGATGCAGAGCAGGGTGACGTAGACCTTGCACGCCGCCCCGCTCATGTTCGGCAGGTGGTCTAGGATGCCGCGCCGCAGCTGTACGTAGCCCCTGCGTGCCATGGCCTAGTACGGCGGCTGGTCGTCGCCGGGTTCGGCGGGCGTCTGCGAGTGGGCGTCGGTGTCGGCGTCTGCCCCGGTAAAGAAAGGCTCGTCGGCAATGCTGGCGGGCACCTGCGTGCCGCTCACGTCCACGGTGGGTTCTGGCAGCTTCGGCAGCTGCTTCAGGTGCTCGATGAACTGGCTGGCGGTGCCGCCCCGGCCCCCGGTGAGAACAGTCAACGTGGTGATGGGCTTGTTCAGCATGGCGCTGGCTGCGCCGTGCAGCGCGGGGTTGTCCATGCCGCGTTCCTGCGCCAGCACCTGTATCAGCTTGCGCTGGGCGTCACTCATGCCGCTGGCCCCGGCCTTGCCCTGTGGCGCCGTGGCCTCTGCGCTGTGGGTGGCGCCTGCACCATCGTCGTCCTCCTCGGTCACGATGCCGAGCGCCCCACTCAGGCTGTAGCGTCTGCCGTAGCTGGCGCTACTGCCTGCCGCCTGTGGCGTGCTGCCTGCCGACAGGGCGAATGGCTTGGTGGTGAAGCTGGCCCCGCCCACGTGGGCCACGGTGGTGGTGACGGACACCCATTGCCCATCGCTGGCCACGTCCTGCCACCATGCCAGCCCGTTGTCTGCCAGCGGCTGCCGAATGGCCCCGGCAATGTCCTCCAGCGCGGCGTAGTGGTAGCTGTAACCGGGCTTGTCGTTCTTGCCGGGGATGGTGGCCGTGCGGCCCTTGGGGATGGCCGGGCAGGCAGCTTGGAATGCGGCCAGCGCGGTGTACAGCTGCTGCCGGGCCGCCTCGTCCTGCGTGGTCGGCACCTCGTCATACGTTGTGCTCATCGGTACTCCCTTCGTCGTGGGCACCCCTGCCCATAGCGTCTGCTGTAGTGTCCTCTACTGGCCACAGCGGCGCCAGTCCCTTCCGCTGCTCCCGGCGCCACTTGTCCCGCTTGGCCTGCGCCAGCGCCGCGTGCTCCTCCGTGCAGTACAGCCTGTGGCCGTTGCCGCCCACCCAGCGCACCCGGCACCCGGCCAGCGCGCAATGCCGTACACCTGCAGCTTCCACCAGCAGCTCCATCAGGGCCACGGGGTCGGCTGGCAACCGTTCGATGGGTACCGTGTACTCGTTCACAGCAGCACACCCTGCCCTTCTGGCCGGGCGGCGGGCACCAGTCGGTAGTCCCACCAGCTGTCTCCGTTGGGTGCAGTCACGTGGCGCTTCTCCCACACCACGCCAGCCTCCTTCAGCGTGAACAGGTAGCCGCCGAACCTATGGCTCACCTCCAGCGCCAGCTGTAGTGCGCTGTGCCACTCACCATCAGCCAGCAGCAGCAGCACGCGCTGCTCCTTCGTCAGCTTGCTGCCTTGGTGCTCGTCGATGCGCGCACCGCGCAACATACTGTCAGTCGGTTCACCATACATGCTACTCGCCACCTTCGGCGGCCTCTGGCAGCGCCAGCGCCTCTGCCAGCAGGCCGCCCACGATGGCCCGGCCTATGGCCTCGCGGCCACCGTCCACCCACTTCACCATCAGGTACGGTTCCTTCCCGCGCACCACGGCGGTGCCCGGTACCACCTCGCCCATCTCGTCCACCAGCACCTCGTCCACCTTGTCGAAGCTGTCCAGCAGCTCCTTGCGGTTGCTGGGTGCTATCTCCTTGTGCGCAGGCACCACGATGGTGGCTTGCGGCACCTCGTACACCATGGCCGGGTAGGTGCGCTCCACCCACTCGATGAACGCGGCCTCGTCGGTTATGGCCTTCGACGCGGTAGGCTGCACACGGGTCACGTGGGCCAGCACGGTGCCGTCAGGCAGGGTAGCGGCTATGCGCTCCACGCCCAGCTCGGCCAGCTCGTCCATGACGGTGTACTTCCCTGCGTCCATGGCCTGCTTCACGTAGTCGGCCATGGCCTTCAGCACGGCCCATTGCCGGGCCATCGTCTTGACTGTTACACTCCCCACAGCTACTCCCTTCGTAGCGCGGCCCGCTCACCCCACAGCATCACGGGGCGGGCCGCTTCGCTTATCGGGCCAGCTTGGCCTGTACGGCCTCGTTCACGAACCGCGACACGCTGTAGCTGGCATCTGCCTTCTGCAGCGCCTTCACGGTCTTGTCCACCTCGGCCCACATGGCCACGGTGTCGCTGCTCACGTACACCTGCACCGGGCTGTAGCGCACCCGCTGGCTGCGCGTGCTGCCCTTGGTATCTGCCTTCATGCTCCCTCCCTTCCTGTTCTCGTCGCCGGCGCCGCAGTAGCCTGCGCCGCACCAGTACCTGCAGCATACGTCATTCTGCCACCACCCGCCATTCCACCGTCTGCACGCCTGTGAAGCCCAGCGCCTGCGCCACGGCGTTGGAGAGGTCGAAGGTGCGCCCGGCCACGTAGGGGCCACGGTCACGCACCGGGGCCACCACGGTGGTGCCCCTGTAGCGCAGCTCCACCATGGTGCCGAACGGCAGGCTCTTGTGCGCCACACACCATGTTCTCGGCGTGTAGGTGGTGCCGTCTGCCGTGGTGTTGCCGTACAGGCCGGGGCCGTACCAGCTGCACCGAGCTGTCTGCCAGCGAATATCCGCTGTGGGCGATTGTGGGGCCGCCTGCCGGGAGTCAGTCGCTGCTTCCTGCCCGGCGTCCTCGCTCGGGGCGGCGCTGGGCGCAGCTGGTACTGTGGTCGGCTGCTTCAGGGCTGGCACGTCCAGCCCCCGCAGCTCCTGCTCCAGCTCGACGCCCAGCGCCTTCTCCCGCTCGATGGCCCGCTGCAGGCCCGTGTTCTGGCGGGCGGTTGCGGCGGCGTCTGCCACCATGGCCTGCCGTGCCAGAACCGACGCACCCAGCAGCAGGGCCACGCCCAGCACCAGCGGCCAGCGGCGGGGCCGGGCGGCCCGGTGCTCCCCGGCCACGTCAGCGTACTCGCAGCTGCACCAGCTGGCCCTGCAGGGCTTGCCATCGTACAGCCAGCAGTCACCGCACGGGTGCCACCTCATGGTGCCCCTCCTTCCGTCCACGCATTTCGGCATCGGCCAGCACGTTGCGCAGGTGCCCGGTCAACTCCAGCACCAGCTCGTCCTGCCGCGTTGTGGCTGCCCGCTCCATGGTGCCGATGGCATCGGCGCAGGCGGCGGCCATGTACTTCCCGCGCCGGGCGGCGGTGTACAGCTGCCCGGCTGCCTCATGCTGCTCTGTGTCGAGGTCGCCGCTGTCCCACCCGGTGGGCAGGCACTCCAGCGCCTCGTCCAGCAGCCCGTACACGTAGCCCAGCCCCCGCACCATCACCTCCATGCCGTAGGTGGCGCTGCCGTATGCTCCCGCGTAGTTCTTCATCGTCCTGCTCCCTTCGTCGCTCAGTACGGTGTGCGCGTGTAGTCCATGCTGCTGCTCGGCGCCCAGTCGCCGGGCCTGTGCTCGGAACCTGCACCAGCGTCCTGCTGGCAGGCGGGGCACCCGGCCCCGGCCACCCCGGCCTCGGGGCACAGGCTGTGGCAGGCGTTCGCCATTGCCGTGTCGTCGTCGGTTGTCAGTACGGTCACGTCCACCATGGGTTCTGCTGGCCCTTCCACCAGCAGGATGATGTGCAGCTTGCCACCGTCAGGCAGCGGCTCCACGCGGTAGTCTTGCAGGCGCTCGGCGCCCTCGGTCACCATCAGCTGGTGGTAGCGCAGCGTGTCGGCCACGGTGTGGGTGTGCAGCCCGGCCACGTGGCCCGTGATTGTGTCTGTCATTGCCCGGCCCTCCTAGGCGCAGCGGTTGGCTGCGGTACGCTCGGCACGCTGGGCCGCACGGGCGGCCATGCGCTCGGCACGTGCGGCCTTCTGGGCCGGGGTCAGCTTGGCCTCGCGGGCCTCTGCCACCTCGGCCTGCAGCGCGGCCTCGTACTCCTCCATCAGCTGGGCCTTCTTGGCCTTCCCCTCGTCCAGCTCGGCGCGCAGGTGGGCGGCGTTGCCGTCCTGCCCGTACAGCAGCGCCTTCACGGTGGCCTGCACCACGCGGCTCATGGCCCTGTCGTGGGCCGCGATGCGGGCTGCCAGCTCGGTGCTCTGTGCCATTGCGGTACTCCCTTCCCGGTTGTGGCGGCCCCACGCCGCCTGTGGGGCGCCCCCGGCTGGGGCGCCCCGTGGTCTTGGCTAGACGTAGCGCTCGAAACCGATGGCGGCCACGGCGTACTCGCGGCGGTTGATGCTGATAACATCGCCCACCATCATGCTGCGCACGCCCAGCTCCTCGCTGATGCTGGCCTCGCCCGTGAACTCCACGATGCCGTTCTGGAACCGGGTGTAGACCTCGGCCAGCAGCTCGGCGTCGGTGCGGCCCGTGGCGTCTACCCACTCGGTTATCTTCTCGGTGGGTACGTCGATGGCGTCCACCGCGTGGTGGCCGTCTGCATCGGTGAACAGGTAGCGGCTGGCGCCGTGGCAGCTGTAGCCCTTGGCCATGTAATGCACGCTGATGGCCTGCTCGGTGGTGCTGGTGCTGGTGGCGTTGGTGCTGGTCATTGTGGTGCTCCCTTCGGTGTTGGCGCCGCCCCACGCGGCCCCGCACTCCTCACACTACGCCGTATACGTAGCCTGCGCAAGCCCCGGCCAGAAGAAATCTTGGACGACTTCTAGCGGGGGAGAACATAGCCTAGGAACGCCGGGCGGCCATCACGGGGTACCAGCCACACCCGGTGCGCCGGGCTGGGGTACAGGGGCAGCGTGGTGACGGGCAGGCGCTCGACGGCGAGGGTCACGTCAGCGCACCTGTCCACGCCGCCGTCGCCTGTGTGGCAGGCCCGGCAGAGGGGCACCATCGGCCCGCCCTGCCGCTGCCCGCCCATGCCCTTGCGGGCGATGTGCGCCTTGTCGGTTGCCGGGCGCTTGTGGCACGCGGGGCACAGGGCGTGCACGGTGGTGCGCGCCAGCTGGTCACCCAGCGCCCGCGTCTCGTCGGCGGTCAGGTAGCGTACTGTGTCGAGCCACCATGGCAGGCCGTAGCCCACGGGCGGCCCGGTCACCACGCCAGCACACCACCCTCGGCGTGCAGGACGACCACCGGGGCCGTGGGGCCGTGCTGCGCCTCGCGGCACTCCAGCACGGTCATGCCTCGCACGGTGCCATGGGCCGGGTGGTCGATGTTCACCCCGGCGTCCACTAGCACCTCTCGGTCTGCAGGCAGCCCATCTAGGGCGTGCCGCAGGTCTGCCACCGTCATGGGGCGCTGCAGTAGTGCCATCATGCTGCCCACCTCCTCCCACGGGGCGCATACCCTGCGCCGCACCCATAGCCTAGCACGGATTCGTCGTGTGGGCGACTGTAGAGCCGCGTGCCGTGAGCAAAGAGAAGCCCCGGCAGAGTCACCCTGCCGGGGCCGTTGGCTGGGGGCGTGGGGCGCCCTAGCCGCCTATCTACGCTGCGACCACCAGCGGGCCACCAGCCACGTGCACCAGCGCGGTGCACTCGGCGGTGTCCATGGCCTCGGCTGCGCCCGGCTCGGGAGCGAGATACCGGGCGGCCTTCTCGGCCTGCTGTGCAGCGGTGACTACCATCTTCGGGTCGTCCTTCAGAGCCTTCAGCCAGCTGGCCACGTAGGCGGCGCTGTTGTCGAAGGCTGCCGGGGTCAGCATGTTCGTGCGGGCCAGCATGAACGCGGCGCCCATCTCGGCCACCAGCTCCTCCTGCGAGTACACCTGCCCGCCGAAGCCATCGCTCTCGACTACGCCCTTCCGGGCCAGCCGGGCGCTGTGGCCCGTGCTGTGCACGGCCTCATGCCACTTCGTGGCCCAGTAGCTGGGGGCGTTGGCGAACATGCTGCGGGCGGGCACGCCCAGAATGTCGGCAGCCGGGCGGTACCACGCCGCGTCGGCCTCGACCTCATGGCACCGGGCCGGGCGGTTGGCCCACAGCTGCTCGACGGCCAGCTCGTCCTCGTCCGGGTCGGCAATGTCTGACGGGGCCAGCTCGGCCTGCCGCTTGGCGGGCACCCGCACGCCCTCGGTCTGCGCGAGATTGTACACGCCGTAGGCCCGGAGCAGCCACACGGTGCGCACGGTGCGCTCATGGGTGACCTCGTCCTCCACGGTCTTGGTGATGGGGCGCCACAGCACCACGGTGGTGGCTTCCTCGCCCGCACGGATGGTGCCGCCCAGCCGGGCCGCCTGCTTGGCACTCAGCCACAGGTGGCTGTAGCCCTTGCCCTCGGCCTCTGCCTTCCCGGCTGCCATGGCCAGCAGCACGCGGTTGATGCCCTTGTAGACGTTCCCGCGCTTGGCGTTCATGTGCTGGCGGGCCACCCATGGCATCTGCCACGGCACCGTGCCCTGCTCCAGCGCGCTGATGAACTGGTCGGTGACCTGCTGGTACAGCTCGGTGGCCTTGCTGGCGGTGGTGGTGTTGGCGGTGGTGGTCATGGTGTTGCTCCCTTCGTGGTGGGCGGCCCCACGCCGCCCGGCACAGCTCACACTACACGCTATGCGTACCCTGCGCAATACCCATCTTCTGACGACTTTCTGGCGACGATGGGGCGAGGTGCCCCGGCCCTGTGACCGCGTCCTGCGCGGGTGCTTCACTTCCTGCTCCGGGCCGTTGCCTTCCCTCGCCCCCACCGTCCTCCCTCGTAGGCGTCACTCCCTCCAGTCGTCAGGCTCGTACTCAGGGCCACCGTGCAGCGCGTCCTCGACGCGCCCCTCCACGATGGCGGCCACGTGGGGGCAGTCGGTCACATCGCCGGGGCCGAGCTTGCGCCCCACCACCAGCACCTTCAGGTCACACCCGGCCCAGACGGTGCCCCGGCCCTCGCACACGGGGCAGGTGTCCAGCCCGGCGTCGGGTTCGTTATCGTAGGGCCACTCATGGCCCCGGCCTGCACAGCGCAGGCACACGGCCTCCTGCGCCTTGGCGCAGAGCAGCCAGTTCTCGGTACAGGCGTCGGCCACGTCCTCGTCGGTCAGGGCGTCCACGGCATTGTCCCATGCAACATCTTCCGGGCGGTTGCCCGGCAGGTGGCTGTACTCTACGCCGGGCGGCAGGTACCCATCGCGGCTCATCGTCGTGCCCCTTCCCACGTCAATGTCTCCACCAGCGTGCCGTCCACGTACAGCGGCCCCACGCGGCGCTCCACGGCCAGCCAGTACCGTGCAGGGATGGGCCGGGCCACCACCCACCAGCTCTCGGCCACCTCCCAGCCACCGCCCGTGCTGGCCAGCCAGTCCATGCCACGGGGCGTGCTGCCGTGGGCCTTGGCCCACTTCACCCACCGCTTGGGCCAGTCGCGGGGCACCTCGACGGTGAAGCGATACTCGGTCTTGTCTGCCACGGACTGGTACAGCCCGTGCCCGGCGCCGGGATGGTCGTGGGTGGTCAGCCACACCACGGGCGGCCCGGCAGGGCTGCGCCCTTCGCTCGTCAGGTCTAGGTTGCTGCCCGTGGGCCGCAGCACGCCCGCCCGCAGGATGCGGGGCACGTGCACGCTGCTGGTGTAGTGGTAGAGCAGCATCAGCCCCACACCTCCCAGCGCGCTACGGTGTACAGGCGGCTCACGCCGCACTCGCCATGGCTCTCGCCATCGTCGTACAGGTAGGCGGTGCGCTCGTCGGCGGGGTCATGGCCGTACAGGCGGGGATTCCCCTTGTCGGGCCGTGCCCCGGAGAAGGCGAACAGGCGGCGGCGGTTGCCCCACCGGGGGCGCTTGCTCACCAGCTCCACGCCCGTGTAGTAGCTGTCTGCGGCGGCCAGCATGGCCTGCAGGTCACCGAACGTGCGCAGCATGGGCAGGTGGTCGTTCAGGTAGTCTGCCAGCGCCTGCCGCTGGGCGTTGTACTCCTCCAGCGTACCGTTCTCGTCCACCTCGGGCGCGTCGGCGTACAGCGCCGCGTGGTGGCTGCTGCAGGCCATACAGCCGGGATTGAAGGCGGGGCCGGGCGTGCCGTCGCGGCTCGTCATGCACGTGGCGCTGTAGTTCACACAGCCCTGTGCGGTGTGGGCTACCTGCTCTCTGGTCATTGCCGTGCTCCCTTCGTCCTGTGGGGCCGTGTGCGCCCCGCTGTGGCCCGTTGGCCCCTGCCCTGCACCTGCCACCCTACCGGGTGCCGTACCGGGGCCGCAGCCGTGTGCTGCAGCCCCGTGGCCTGCTACTGCTGCACGGCCCACCCGGTCACCCTGATGGTGGCCTCGCCGGGGGCGGTGACCTCTGTGCTCACCACGTACCCGGCATCGGTCAGCAGGTGCTGCACGTGCGCGGCCTCGGCGTCGAACGCGGCCTGCTTCTTGGCGTCGGGGCGAATCTCTGTCGTGTAGTACCACGCCTGCGACACCCGCGTGCCATCAGCGTACCCGGTGGGTGTGCCATCGGGCAGGCTCTCGGTGTGCACCAGCATGGCGTCGTCACCCTCGCCGTCCCAGCGGTAGCCCTGCGCAGCCAGCTCCTCGTCGGTGAACTTGTAGTAGCTGTTCACGCTGCGGTGCACCCGCACGCGCACGGGGCTGCCCTCGACCTGCACGCCCTCGCTGGTGTCGTAGGGGCTGGTCACGTCAGCGCCTGCCTTCTTCAGCATGGCCCGCACGCCTTGGTGCGTCACGGCCTTGCCCTTGGCGTTGTACGGGGCGCCATACTGGGCGGCGTGGGCATCGCGCTCGGCCTGCGCGGCAGCTTCCTCGGCGGCCCTGATGGCGTCCCTGTGGGCGCGGTAGGCGTCGGCAAGTGTGGCGTCGGTGATGTACTCCTGCGAGGGGTACTGGCGCACGCCGTTGTACTGGCCGATGAACGTCTCAACGAACTTCAGCCGGGCCGCGTGCTCCAGCTCCTCGGCGCGGTTGCTGGTGGCGCTGGTGCTGGTGGCGCCACGGTAGCGCAGCAGGTTCTGCTGGGCGTCATGCACGGCCACGGCCACGGCGGTGATGGTGTCCAGCCCGTGCACCTGCGCGCTGGCCACGTGGCCCCACATGCGCTGCAGCGCCCGCTTGTAGATGATGTCCTCGGCGGTGTCCAGCAGGCGGTACGTCCACACATCGGCGGCCTTGGCGGCCAGCTCGACGGTGGCCTCGTTGATGGCTTCCTGCAGGCTGTGGTGCTTCTCGGCGGCGGTGGTGTCGGTTAGCGTGTACAGGCTCATGGTGGTGCTCCCTTCGGTTGTGTGGTGGCCCCCACGGCCACCCGCAGTACCTCACCATACACGTGCTACGTACCCTGCGCAAGCCCTAGTCCATCTTCCCCTGCAGCCCGGCCTGCGCTACGCTGGCTGCGGGTGCGGGGCCGGGCACCGTCGCCACCCGGCCCCGTGCCTGCTAGGCCAGCACCTCCCACTTCCGGGGCCGCTTGGCGAACCCGAACGTGGCATCGTCCGGGCTGGCCGTGACGTTGGCCACGAACCGCACCTGCTGCTCGGTGGCTGCGCTCTCCTCATGCGCGCCCGGCACCGTCACCCACACGGCCCAGCCAGCGCCCTGCACGCGGGCCTTCAGCGTGCTGGGGCTGTTGTACCCGTAGCCTTCCTGCCACTTCAGCCGGGCGATGGTGCCCTCCAGCACGATGCCGTCACCCACGGGCACGGGCTGCGCGTCGGCCTTGGCCTGCCGCTGCACTAGGTCGCGCTCCTGCGCCTTGGCGTGCGCCTGCAGCGCGCTCACGGCCAGTCCCATGTTCCGGGCGGTCACCCAGTCGGCGGCCAGCACGCGGTGCAGGTTGCACAGGTAGGTGCCATCGTCGGTGTCAGGCAGGCTGCGCGCCCATGCCAGCGCGGCCACGGCCTGTGCGCTGTCCTCGGCGGTGTGGCGGCTGGTGTACAGCTCCTTGTCCTCGGCGTTCCACTTGGTGGTGCGGGCGTCCAGCACGTTGTCCACGTGGCTGCGGGTGGTGATGCCGTAGGTGCTGCTGCTGGGCTGCCAGCCGTGCAGGCGGGTCATGGTGGCGGCTATGTCCAGCACGTGGTCGGTGGCGTAGGCGTCGGGCACGTAGGTGCCATCGTGCTCCACCTCGTCAACGCCGCCCATGCTGGTGGACACCCAGCCCACCGGGATGCCCGTGTAGGCGGTCAGGCAGTTGCGGCCCACCTGCTTCAGCTCACCGCTGTCTGCCAGCACCATGTACGTGTCCTTGCGGCGGCGCTCGGCGCCACAATGGTCACAGCCCCGCGTGGTGGGCGTGGGCAGGGCAATGCTCTCGGGCAGGCCCGGCACCCGGTTCACCAGCGCACCAGCGAATGCGTCCCATTGCACGGTGCCCGCGAACGTCCAGCCCGGCACCTTCGGGGCTTCGCCGTACACCTCAACGATGGCGAAGGTGTGGTAGCCCACCACGCCGCGCACGTTGCGGCCCTTGGCCGGGTCGTACACCACGCCCAGCACGGGCAGGCGGTAGTCGCCCACCACGGCGGCGGTGTAGCCGGGCAGCCCGGCGCGGGCGGCCTTGCGGTTGGCCAGCTCTACCTTCTTCAGCTGGGCGGGCAGCAGCTCCTGCGGCACGTCGAACACCTGCGCGGCCTGCTGGGTGGTGGTGTTGCTCATGGTGTGCTCCCTTCGGGTGGGCCTGCCGGGCGGCCCCACGCCGCCCGGCGTTGCGGTTGGTGCTAGTGGGCCAGCATCTCGGTCAGGGTTGCGATGCGCTCGGCCTTGGCCTCTGCGAAGCTGACGGCCTGCAGGCGGTAGTCCGGGTGCAGCCCGCTGGTGAAAGCCTTGGCGGCGTACTCGGCCATGCGCAGGTCGCTGTAGCGCAGGGCACCCATCAGCGGCGTGGCGATGGCGGTCAGGCCGTCCTGCGTGGTGTTCAGGTAGTTCAGCACGCTGTCGTCGCTGCGCACTACCTGCACGACGAACCCGCTGGTGTCGGTGGCCGACTGGATGCTGGTGAGCTGGCTGTGGATGCTGGTGTGGATGGCCATTGTGGTGCTCCCTTCGGTGTTGGCGCCGCCCCGTGCGGCCCCTCGGCTCTCATGCTACGCCGTATACGTACCCTGCGCAAGCCCCTATTCTGAAGTATTTCTGACGACTTTCTGGGGCTGCTGGCCGGGCGCCCGGCATGGGTGGGCATCACCATCTACCTGCGGAAATCCAGCTAGGGAGTGTGCCCTAGCCCTCGTCCTCCCAAATCCCTAGCTCACGGCAGCGGGGCGTACAATCGCCCACAGGGTGAACTGCCGTATACGTACCCGCAGACGCCAGCAGGGCCGCCACGGACACCCGCAGCGGCCCTGCCCTTCCCGACACAGGAAGTCTAGGTGGTCACTCCCCGGCGTATGGAATCACCCGCACAGCGGTGTCCACACACACCTCCGGGTCGCTGATGAGCGGGCTTTCGACGGCCCCCAGATTCTTCACCAGCAGGCTCTTGATGAGGGACAGCGCGGCGCCCGCAGCGGCCAGCGCAGCCGATGCTGCGGCAGGCTTCAGGTCGGCCCACGCGAGTGAGCCGAGCGATGCCGCCGACGCCCCGAACGTCACCACGAACACCTGCAGGAACGTCCACCCTGCAGCCTCCAGCGTCTGCTTCCAGTATGCGGTCATGCGGGCCTCCTATGCCTTGGTGAGCGTGATGGTGCTGTCCGTCTGCGCGGACACCTTCCACGTGGGCGTGGCGGG